TTTTGATGTAAAATTTTATTATAGCGGAATAGGAAGCACTGGAAATGAGCTTATTAAAACTGTTCAGTATAGAATTCCAGACGAACTAAAGAATCAAGGAAAGCCTCAAATTGGTGACGCAGTTACTGGAAAAATTGATTTTAATATTGAATTTGAAAATAATCCATTATATACTAATTCAGATAAACTAAGCATATATTTAAGCACTGGAAGTGGCATAGAATTATATACTGGAAATTTACTTTCAACTATTCCTATATTGACGAATTTAAAAGATTATTCGTTCAGTCTTAATGATACAGTAGTTAAGGCAAACACTCCACAATGGTTTAAAATCGTTCCATCTAGCGAAATACAAACTGGGTTTGCTTGGGAAATTGGACCTTATAATATATTTAAGGCTCCAGCTCCTAAATCAAATATCAGTTCTCAATCATTTTCATTATTAAATGGAGGTTCAGAAGCTAATATAGATTTTCTTACTGGAATAGTTAAGACTAGTTCTGTAACTACTATTGATACTCTAGTAAAAGGAGAAAAATATAGTTATGAATACTTTACTCAATTGTTGGATCAATCTGGATGCTTTTGCTCCTCTAAAATTATTATTGTCGATAACACATCAGGAACAGATTTATCAAGAACAGGTTTATCGTTTTCTGAGTATTCAATAAGCAATAATGCATTTGCTAATTATTCAGTTAGCGGCGATAATCAAAACATTTATTTAAATGTCCAGTTAAATACTCCAACTGGAACCTTTAAACTTTATAAAACGTCTATTTGATATGCATTGAAATCTGGATTATTATCTTTTTTGAAATCATTTTTATAAATTGATAGAATTACTTTTTGAGTAGTTCCATCTTTTAACTTTATTTCAATAGTTCCAGAAAGGTATTGTCGGTTGGCTTTTGTTTTTTTAATCCAAAAGCCACCGACTTTTTTGTTGCTCCAATTATTTTTTTCCATTTAGAGTGTCTCTGGTCATCTCGATAAAGATGGCCCGACTATCTTGCGGAACTTTGTTATACTGCTTCTTGATTCTCCTATAAACTCTGCGCGTGATCGGATCTGTAATATCTCCGATAGCTTTTCTTATTTTTTTTGCTGTTCTGTTGTTCATAATTCTGTAATAAACGTTTCGGTGTCTTTTATAAAACCCATTTTCTCATAAAAACTCATCACCCCGTGTGAATGTGGATGCTTCATAACCCTACTCATTGAAGCATATTTAAACTTATTTTGTCTAGCAAAATTCATAGCTTCTTTAAATAATTTATAACCCATTTTAGGATTCTTTGATAACCAAAGATATTCAGAAAAAATCCTTTCATTGAATTTCGCACTTTTGTCATTAAAAAACATAATAATAGAATCATAATTATTTCCATTATGATTGGCCCACACAAACATATCCCATGCTAAAATATGCTTGTTGCCAAAACAATTTTTAATTGTTTCTTTACTATGCTTTAAAAAGAAATGACCTTGATTTTCGTTTTCAAATTCAAAAAGAGTTGAGATGTCTGAAATTAACGATTCAAACTCTTTGGGATCTAAAATTCTTTTAATCATTTTTTATTGATCAAAGGGAGGAGAATTCTGGCTTCTTTAGCTGGAATGTCTCCAAATTGTTTCCAATCTTTGATTCCTTCATAGCGATATTTTTCTGACGACCAAAGATCTCTTAAGATGACCCTGAAGCCTTCGAAGTCTGTAATGCCAGACTTCTCACGGAGAGTCTTCTCAAGGATGCCTGTAGGGGTCACAGGGACGATTGAGCTATCATTCCCAGATGATTCAACTGATGGCCCGAATGAATTCTTGGATTTATCAATTTCATCTGCTCCGACAATATGAATATTAAGGAAATTACGAACACAACGAACAAATGCTCGATTGCAAGCAATAGTCTCAAGGAATTTAGCGCAGAAATCATCTGTATTAGCGAGTGTGGCATTGGCTACGTCTTCATAAACTACAGTAGAATAGTCGTAGGCATTAGCATGTTCATAATTAGTAATCCAAAAAATCTTGCATTTAGCTACAACATAATTTTCATTAACATGTTTGACATCATATAAGACAGAAGTAAATCCACGAAGCTTTGCCAGTTCCTTGATACCTCCCAGCATTATAAGCAATTGGTTGTCATCAAGGCCATCTATAGATTGTGGCACTTGTTTACCCCTTAAATCAAACCACCCTCTATTTGGATAGAGGAATTTATCTTTAATCATCATGCGCAAATTAACTGAACCATCGTCATTAAAGGCGTATGACTGAGACTCAATCAGTCCATATTGATTTCTTTTGTATTTTTCATGAAATGCCAATGGTGGGACAGGCAATTGTTCTGTTTCTGCTTGGATGTCTTCTTGCTGTGTTGATTTAGTTTTGGTCATAGATATAAAAGTGTTCTTGTTCTTCCCAATATTCATTATTGTCCACTACATTCATTCCTTGTTCAAGACTTTTATTTTTAATTCTACAATGAAATAAACTTGGGTATTCAATTCCGCCTTCAAAAACTCTTTTACCAGAAAGAAAAAGATTTTTAGATGAAATATTTTCTGGCTTTCCTTTCTTTTGGGTGTAGAAATTCACAGAATGATCAAAATATTTATTTTTTAAATATGAAAAATCTTCTTTTATTTTTGTCATTAATTGTAACTCAATACCCCAAAGTTTTAAAACTTCAAAATACTTTTCTGGTATTTCTTCAAAATCTTTGTCAATAAAAACTGATATTTTTTTAATATTGTGTTTGCTTTTTTCTAATTCAGATAGCTGAATAAGTTGATCTGAGATTACGCAGACTTTATAATTTTGACAATATTTTACAAAAGCTTCTTGATTATAGCCTCTGTCAACCCTTAAGAATAACACTTCATTTTGATTGATAGATATTGGAGCGAAAGAAGTTGGGACCACTTCTGTAATTGCGCTATCAAATAGATCACCAATTCTAATTGTTTTAAAATTTATTCTTTTATTGATTTTCAATAGATCCAAAACAGATTGGGCAATTTGTTCTGCTTTTATTTTATTAATTTCTGATTTTGGGTCATGTAAATTTAAACATGGTTTTACGTCCCAAATCGGGGCAATATCTTTTTTCTTATCGTTTTTCGACCAGTAGCCATTAGTAATACTGGGATATGTATTACCAAATAAATTAACCAATGGGACATTTTTGCTACTTACGTAATGAGAATAAACGTTGTCTACTCCTATATGTAATAATGAATTAGATAATATATTTGCATACTGCTTGAACGATAAGCCACCTAAAACTTTATTAACACTATTTAGAGAGCGTCCTTTGCAATCGATTTGAATGATTTTTATATTTTGTTGTTTAAGGATTGGGCCTACTAAATCCAACATTAAATTAAAATATTTATAGTTTTTAGATTGTATATTTTCTTCAGAATAAATAGTGATGTATTTATTTTCTGGAATAGGAAAATAATGTTCTGAGATTATTGGCTTAGAAATTAAAACCCCTAAACTTTTTGCGTATTCTTCTAAAATGTGAGACATATTATTCTGATAATGAAAATTGATGTTTATTTACCCCGTTATGCAAATAGCAAATATTTTTTTGAGTTGTCGTGTGAGGATAAAAAGCCATTTCAAAAAATCCTTTATGATTGCCGCCTCCCTCTAAGATTATAATATTTTCTAATGATTCTGAATACTCCATGCATTTATGAATGTATGGGTTGTCTTCAATAAAATTAAAATATTCTGGTCGAGTGAATATGTAAATATTATATTTAGGATATTGCTTTTTTAAATTCTTCATTAATGAATTAATCAATAAGACATCAGTGTCTGATTGAGGAATAATCACAGCAATTCTTTTTCCTTCGTCTTTGGCATCAAACAAAGAATCAAAATCAATTTTTGTATTTTGAGCATTCGCCTGTTTTGCAATATTTCTAAAATGATCGATCATTTGATTTCCGTTCATTTCTTTGTTTTGAATTTTACTCATCCAAAACTTGAATGAGTTTGAATTTGAATCTATATCCTCATTTATGAAATTTTTATGCAAATCAATTACAAATTCATGAGCATTCATTGTTTCTTTTGGATTGTAATGTTCATTAAAAACAATTTTTGTATTTTCAAAATCATAATCTATGCTAGGCATATTATCAATAATGTCTTCTAGTTGCTTGCCTATCACCTCTATTGAAAAATTATCTATAGCCCATTGACGAGAAATCTTTTCAATTTCACGTTTGTCATTTTGATTCATTTTATAAACATGATTAATTTCTGAGCATATACTGTCGGCATTAGTTGACGCTTTAATGAATTGAGTTCCAGGTTCTCGATACTCGCTCCATTTTAATGGAATTCCGCCGCTCTCTATTGAGCAGTTATCTTCGCCGCAAGAATAATCTGTGACTAATGTTATTAATTCAGTCAACTTGGCTTCTTGAATTGGTATTTCTTGACCTCCGCTAGTGAATGGATGACAGTATAAATCCATTAAATTATACACTTCATTCAGTTGTTTTTCGGATACGCCTTGGCTAACGTTAGTTGTATTAACTGATTTTTCAGAATTGCATTTTTTGCATTTTTGTTCTTGGCCAGTAAATGGCCTGACTTCGTACGAATTGCATTTCGAACAAAAATAAGTTGTCAAAATATCATTAAAATCTATACCCTTTTCTTTTAAGAATTCTGGAATATTCCAGCCTTCGCCCCAATGGGTATGTAGAAGAAGCTTGGCTTTGACTTCTGGATTTTCATTTTTGAACTTTTTAAATCCATCTAAAATATTAGGAACTGATTTTCTCAATTGATTTCTAAACACGAAACCAATTATAAAGTTATCTTTTTCTATATTGTTCTTTTCTCTTAGAGAGAGTCTTTCTTCATCAGAAAGTCTAAAAAAGTTTTTCATATCTAAAGACCCTCTTAAGGTTTTGATATGGTTGTATCCCATTTTATTAAATGCCTTTTCAGCGAATGACGCCCAAACAAAATAGTTTTTAATTTTAGGTGCAAAATCGATAGCCTGCTGTAGAATTGGCAAGCTATCTAAAGTTGTCCATACCATACAGTTGATTTTATTCCACCACGGCTTCTTATCGAATTCATTAAAAGCCCAAATGTCTTCGATTCCAATGTATACATCTGGCTTGACTTTTTTGATGATATCATCAATCATTAATGCCCCATATCCAGCGGATCTTTGTTTATCTGGACTTAATGACTGCAATGTTTGAACTGGAGGCAGAGTGCCGTAGCATTCCCACGGAACAGTTTTTGTTATTGGATCTTCAAAACCAATTCCATTTGCGGCTTCTACTATAGTATATTTTCCAGTAGAAAATAAATAACGTAAAATATTTTTTTTGTTTTTGCCAAAACCCGTAAAAGCTTTGCAAAAATTAGAATGAATCAATACGGTTTTTTTATTTATCATTTGCTGATTGTCTTGTGTAATAAATTTCATTTAATGAAAATTTGAAAAACTGACATAACGCATAAGCCTCTGACATTTCCACTCCCATGCCAAATTTATTGGCAGAATTCCTAGTAATAGAAAATGAAAAAGCTTTTTGCCCATTCTTTTTAGTATAAGGCTTGAAAGTTATTGCTGTTTTGTTGTCCTCGTAAGTGTGAAAAGCGGAAAATTCTGTATATTGTTCAATGGCATAAATAAATCCACCTAACTCATTCTCGTTTAATTTCAGAGAAATTGATTTTTCTGGATTTTTAGAGTTTTCAGAAAATGAACCATTTTTTGTTTTTTCATTCCAAGAAAATTGTTGAATAGCTGTAATAAAAATCGAAGGCTCTTTATTTTTGTTGCCAGTTCCCAACTGGAATCCAAAAGCAGATCCAGTATTACTGGAATTTGGTTTGTATAATTTCATGCAAGATTATATCAAATTTATTTAAAAAATCTATTAAGCTTTTTGATCTAAAATAGGCTCAGTAAGTGTTTTAAATATAAACTCTTTATTGTCTCTAAAGTATTTAATACTCATGTATCTATCGTAAGAATCATAAAATCTATCGGATATATTTATAATCATTTCGGTTCTTTCTGAGCTATAGAGATAGACTTCTTTTAAATAGTTGGTCATTAATTCTATGGCTTTTTTAATTAAGCTTATTTGATAGCATTTTTTGTATAAAACAAGAGTATTTGAATTGAATTCAATTTTTAAATTTGAGCAAAAGGTTTTTAGTAATCCATATTCAAGATTCTCTGGAATCCCTAGCTCTATAAAAAGTTCGTTTAGGTCAAAAAAACAATGAGAACTGTAACAATTATCAAAATTAATAAACTTAAATACATTATTTCTAGAGATGATATTTTTGGCATTTAAAGCTCCATGACATACAAATGTTTTTTCATCGAAAGATTCGCTGTATAACAATAATAGTTCATTTTTCATATCATCCATTATTTTTTTTATTAAATTAAAATTAGTATAGTTTTTAATAGCGTTGATAGAGTCTTCTGTTAGCAGTTCAGAAATATTTGATGTCTGAAAGTATTCAGATATATTCTGCTTGTACGACATATTGATTCTTTCTGAGTTTTGCATTAAAGCATATGATTTGCAAAAACTATCGAAGTTTTCTAGTAAAAATGACCTGCCTAATTCTTCAATAGATTCTGATTGTTCATATGATGTAATGATGTATCTCAAATCATCTCCGATTTTAATTGCCCCGTCTTTTATGTATTTAGGACAAATTAAATTATTAATTTTATTTAAACAATCAGCTTCGTGTTTTATTTTCTTGCAATCTTTGTCTAGAGAGATTTTTATGCAATAAAATGAATTTCTATAAGTGTATCTATATACATCATAGTTTTCAGTTGTTTCTATAAATTTTATCTCTATTGGATTAATAGGTTTATCCAACGAGTTTAGTAGTGATTTTACAAGCTCTATTTCACTGTCATTAGATTCAATATGAACAGGTAGAACATAAGCTTTATTTTTGAGTAAATTGCCATTAGACATCGTTGGATAATACAAAAAAGACCCTATTTTTCAATAGGGTCTTTTATGTTGTGAAAGATTATTAGAATTAGTAGCCTTGTCCAATAAGCTTACCAGCAATAAAAACTCCAATAATACTAGACTTAGCGAGCTTACGCTTCACGCGAGAATTGCGATCAAAAATCATGACGTATGATGGGGTTTCGCTATGAAACTGAGCGTTAATTGCAGGGCGATTGTTTGTGTAAAGTCCAAAAAAACGTCCTCGGCTATTGCGGATTTCATTAATTACATTGTCTTGTTGCTTTGTGTTATTCATATAACCTATCTTACCTTATGTTGATCGAATTGTCAATGCATTTTATCGAGATATTCGATTTTTTTGAATTTTGGATAATGAATTTAGAAATTGGAATTTGTAATTTATTTTTAATAACGTCCTTAATGCTTCTTGCATGTAGTTTTTCAGATTTTAATGAATTTAAAATGAATTCCACAGTCTCTTTGTCGAAATTAATTTTAATATTTTGTTGTTTTAATTTTTGTTGAATGAGGCACATCTCAGAATTAATAATAGATTTGAACTCTTTATCTTTTAATTCATTAAAAACAATAATAGAATTAATTCTAGCGACAAATTCTGGTTTTAAATATTTTTTAACTGATTCTTTGTAAGAGTCTTGTAGATTTGGTTTGTCGTCAATAAAGCCCATAGAGGTTTTTTCTTTATTTTCGTGTCCAATATTACTGGTTAGGATTACAATACAGTTATTAAAAGATATTTTATTATTGAGATTGTCATTGACATATCCTTCGTCAAGAAGGTGAAGGAGCAGGTTTAGAATTTCTGGATCACACTTTTCAACCTCATCAAAGAGGACCACGCAGTTGGGGTTATTCCTTACGAATTCAGTCAAGAGTCCTCCCTGATCGAATCCTACATAGCCTGCATTAGCGCCAATGAGTTTGCTCATTCCAGTTTTATCTTGATATTCACTCATGTTGATTTGAATGATTGATTTTTCATTTCCATAAAAATGTTTTGCTATTTTTTTGGCGGTGTGTGTTTTACCAACGCTTGTTGGACCAACAAAAAATAAACTAGCTAATGGTTTATTTTGATCATTCAAACCAACTTTTGCACATGACAAGATATCTGTGATTTTTTCAATATTTTCAGATTGGCCAAAAACTTCTTTTTCAATATTTGCTTGAAAATTCAAAAATTCATTATTGTTAATCATAATAGAATCTTCTGATAAGCCAGTTTTTTCTGAAATAATTTTTAACACATCTGAATTTTTAATATCAAATTTTTGGGATGACATTAATTCATTAAATTCTTTAATGTAGAAAATATATTGAATCAATAAATCTTGACAATATTTTTGTTGCTCTTCATCGTTAGATAAATCTGTTTCTTCCAGAATTTTTGATAAACACTCTTGAAAGTCTTTTATTTCTTTTGGCAATTGAAGGTTTTTTATTTTTACTTTCGCCCCTACTAGATCAATAATATCAAAAGCTTTATCTGGAAAGTTTTTATGTGGGATATATTTGTCACAAAGATCAATAATCAAATCAATAATTTTAGGTTTATAAGAAACGCTATGAAACTGTTCGTAAGAATTGATACAATTCACTATAATTTCTTTTGTTTGTTGTTTTGAAGGAGCATTAATCATAACAGGATCAAATCTTCTTTTCATTGCCCCGTCTTTTTCAAAGTATTTCTTATATTCTACATTAGTTGTAGCTCCAATACATTTGAAATTGCCTCTGGCTAATGCTGGTTTCAAAATATTTGAGGCATCAAGTGATCCCTCTGAACTACCAGTTCCAATTATATTGTGAATTTCATCAAAGAATAAAAGAATGTCCTCGTCATTAGAGGCTTCTTCAATTAATTGCTTAAATCTTTCTTCGAACTCTCCTCTATATCGAGTTCCAGCAATCATAGATGCTAAATCAACACTATATATTTTTAGATTGAATATGTTTGTCGGGACATCTTGCCTCATTATCTTTTGAGCCAAGCCTTCGATTATTGCTGTTTTGCCAACACCTGCTTCTCCAATTAAAATAGCATTACTTTTGATTTTTTTAGAAATAATTTCAATGACTTCGTTGATTTCTTTATCTCTCCCTGAAATAATATTAAATTCTCCATTAGCCGCTTTCTTATTTAAATAAGAGCAATAAAGTTCTAATGATCTATTTTTTTTTCTTTCGTTAGGTCTGTTTTGAAAAGGCTTTTCTTCTATTGGTTTCTCAGGCTGTTCTTCTGGCGTCGTTGAAAGATCTTCTATGTAGCTTTTAATGATTTTCTTTAAGAAGTCAACATTAATTTTTTGATCTTCAAACAGGGAGCGTATCTTTTCGGAATTTTCTAAAATTGAATAGAAAATATGCTCAATACCAATATAGTCATGTTCATAAATTTCTGAAAGTTTTTGCGCGTAAGTAATAATATTACTAGTTTCTTTTTCCCACAGCTCTGTCGTGAAATCATTAATGAAATCGTCTGGATATTTTTTGAAATAACTTTTTAACAAGTCTTCATGATTAATGGAATGAATGTCAATATCATTCAACTCTAAAGATATAATCAAATCTTCAGATAAATTTTTTAAACATCCATAACAAAGATGAGCATTATTAATTTCCTTATGGGCATTTCCAATAGCAAATTCTTTAGCATGTTTATAGGCTTTTTTTGCTCTTGGCGTTAAATTAAAATTATTGATTGCCATCATATTTTTTACACTTATTTAAGTTGTGAGAGTTTCATATAAATTTTTTCTTGTAGAATAGTTATTTTATCAATGAAAACTATGTCTTCATTTTTAGTTCCAAATATAATAACGATATCGTTCTTGACTGGAAGCTTTTTACCAGAGTTTAGATACTCAGTCAATCTTTCTTTATTCGAACTGTCCATAAATAAACCACAAATAGTTCCAAGCTCATCTTGAATTTCTAATCTAGCATATTTATTTCCATTGGCGCTTGTTCTTTTGATGGCATCAGAAACTGTTCCTACGAATTTAATTTGCCCTCTTGGTTCTTCACTTTTGATTTGTTGTGATGAAATTAAGCCGCCATTTTCTTGATCCCTAAATACTTCTCTGATGTTATATGAATAACTATAGCCCAAAAGCTCTGATTCAAAAAACCAATTAGCAAATTTTATGTGCTTTTTGTTTGTTTCAAAGATGTTTTTGTAAGGATCGTATTTCTTTTTAAAGGTTACAAATCTCTTGGCCGTAAAAAGAGGTTTATTGTCATCAGCAAGGAGCTGATCTTTTTGATACTCATGTATACAACGAAGAATGTCGTAATTAAATTTAGACCCAAGTTCTACAATATTTCTTTTTTCCCTATCGCTAAGGATATTAAAGGTTTGCGCTTCTAAAACCAGCTTGCAGCGATCTACCGTTACAAAGGAATCAAGAAGACCTGCTTGAATCAAAGCAGAAAAGCATCCAATATTCAAACTGGATTGTTTAGCTGCCATGAATGCTTCATATTTATTAGAGAATGACTCTTCTCTAAATTCCAAAAGAGCTTCAAGCGATTTATCAGATACTCCTTTAATACAGTTCAAGCCATAGCGAATATTCTTGCCTTCTATTTTAAAATCAATATCTGACATATTGAGATCAGGTGGAAGCAGTTTGATGTCGAAAAATGATAGTTCTTGAGATATCTTACGAATCTCGTCAAGTGAATCGGGTTCAAATCTTGCAAACCTTAATAGAGAAAGGAAAAACTCTTGTGGGTAATTAAATTTTAGATAAACGGTAATTGCTGCAAGATTAGCGTAAGAAATCGAATGTGATTTATTGAAAGAGTAATTTGCAGAGTCTTCAGCTACCTTCCAAAGAACTTCTGCAATTTCTGGATCAAGGTTATTTTTTTCAATCTTTTCTGAGATCTTTTGTTTCCAAGCTCCCATTTGATCAACCTTTTTCTTTCCAACAATGCGACGAAGCTGTTCTGATTCATCAAGAGAGAAGCCAACCTTTACTGCCATCTTCATTAGTTGTTCTTGATAGAGAGGAATCCCACCAGTATAACTGAGAACATCATCGAAGAATGGATGGACAGATTGGAAGTCTCCAGTTCTAACATAATCTGCATAGCGGTCTTTAAAATCTAAAGCTCCAGGTCTTGCGATTGCGACAACCGCAGAAAGCTCTTCTAGGGTGCGTGGAGCGATTAGTTTGCATACTTTGAAGTTGGTATCGGCTTCGATCTGGAAAAGCCCTTGTGGCTGCTCTAAACAGGCAAGAGCGGCATAAATAGATGGATGCTGAACATCGATGTCATCCACATTGATTCCAATATTTTTACAAACAGCATGAACAACAGATAAAGTACGAAGACCAAGAATGTCGAACTTAACACTAAGGCTTGCGACATCATTCATATCATAACCAGATACCAAAGAATCATCATTAGTTTTCTGTAATGGCATGATATCTTCGACTTCATAGTAACTGATACAAATTCCAGACGGATGAACACCCGTGTTCTTGTTTAAGCCTTCAAGCTTTTTGGCAATATTATAAGATTTTGGATATTGATCAGCATACTTCTTAAATATTTCGCTTTCTTCATAGGCGACATCAAGTTTTACAACTTTACCAAATTTCTTCGGAATAGAATCACTAATCTCATTGACTTGCGTTTCTGAAAGTTCATCCACAATCTTGCCGCACTCTTTGATGCATAGTTTGCCACTAAGTGTGTTGAGAGTTAGAATCTTACAAGTTCTGCCTTTGTATTTTTTGTTAATATACTCAATAACTTCAGCTCTACGATCATAGGATATATCATTATCAACATCTGCCAGTAGTCCACCATCAAGATAAGTTTCTCCATTATGCTCAATCTTTCTTGCGCGACTTTTGGATACAAATCGCTCAAAGAATAGATCATATTGGATTGGATCAATGTTTGTTACTCCAATCACATAAAGCACAAGTGATCCTGCCGCAGATCCACGACCTGCGCCAGTAGGAATACCATTCTCTTTACAATAGTTAAGAATATCCCAGTTAAGAAGGATATAATCAATGAATCCAAGATCTTCAAGCACAGATAGCTCTTCTTTAAGTCTATCATAATATTTTTGAACATTGTCTTTCTTGTCAATACCTCTGCCAAGAAGACCTTTGTAACAGAGTCTACGGAGGAAGCTGAAGTTGGATTGATTTTCAGAACATCCAACATAATCATAATATTTTTTCTCAATTTTAATTTGAGGAAGTTTTACTCCAACAGGAAATGGAGTATCGTATTGCTTGTATTCAGAAAAATTCATAGTTCAATTTCAAAAAGTTGTTTCTTAAAGATTTTATAGGTCATATCTACATCGTAGAGCGCATCGTGAAGTTTGCGTTCGTCAAATACAATTTCATATTTTTTTAATAAAGCTAATTGTGAAGCCTTTACCTTCTTATCTCTATGATTAAGAAGTTTATATTGCCAGCTAATTAGATTGTCTTTTTGAACTGGAATTTGTTTGGCAATAGCGATTGCGAGGCAACGAGTATCAATAATACGATCAATAAAAGAATAGTCAGACTTTAAGCCTATTAACTTGCGCCAAATATTAATCATATAGACATCAAATCCAAGAACATTTTGACCAACAAGTTTGTATTGTGGATCGTAAAGATATTCAGAGAATTTATTAAACGCTTCTGTAGCGTCTATAGCTTTTCTTTCGTAATATTGATGAGAGAAGCCAGTGACTTTTGCCGCCCCCTCAGAAACTTTAAGATCGTCCCACTTGATATAAATGTCAAACTTCTCAAGAATCTTATCTCCTTGAGCAACTATCCAAGCCATTTGCCAAGGTTTAGAATGAACAAGATTAAGTCCTTCTGTTTCTGAGTCGAAGATTATATACTTCTGTTGTTTGTCGAATCTAAGTAGGTCAGTTTGCATTTTGTTCTAGGTAACTTTCAAAGCTGAATTCATCGCTTCCAAAGTGATTGAGATTAGGGCTTGATAGTGATGCTACTTTTCCAAAACTACGATTACAAAGAATCTTGTAAGTTTGGAGTGCGGCATAATCTTTTTTATCTTTATAATAAACAGACTTAACACTCTTTTTTTTGTAACCATATCCACCAGAAGTAAAATGGTCAATATGACTTTCAATAATACCGTCAAAAGGAAGGCTATTGTTTTCCAAAAAGAACGAAGGTTTAATTCTGGAGAAGTCAGGGACGCAGTTTGCTAGATACATTTGATTATTAAAAATAAATGAATCATAAAATGGTATTGCCAAATCGATATTCTTTTCTTGCCAAACTGAATTAAGATATTTGAAATCTACCCTTCCATTACAACTCATCGCAGCATGAGATGAGATCTTATTCAAGAGCTTACATCCTTCATCGTTCTTTGAGAAGAGAACGATTTTATGGTTAGATGTTACTGATTCGTCAGTAACATCATTACAGCATGTAATTCGTAATCCAAAGATTAACTGAATATCATTTTCTTTGCAAACATTATGAGCTTTAATAAAGCCCGTCATGCGATCTTCAACTAAAACAAGAGTATTGATATTATGATCATTACAGATTGTAATGATACTGTCTGGTCCTTCAGACTCTTCAGAATCATCTAAAGTCAAAATACTCTTTCCAATAGAGTATGTCGATTTAAAAATAGGGGTCATACATTTAGTATAACCCCTATTATATATTTGAACAAGTCAAATTTTCTACTACTTTTGGAATTTCAGACAACCCCCGTAGTATTTCATCTCATGACTTCCTCCTTCTGGAATCATTTTCTGAGAAAATTCTTCTTCTCTTACGGAGGTTACAAATTCTTTATTTTTATTAAAAATATGATGATAAAAGAATGGAAATTTGGCTGAACAATGCCACATCAGTGATCCGTCTTTTTTAAGATGCCCTTCGTAATCAGCCCTTCCACAAACTAGTTTACCAGCAAATCCTTCGTCTTTCGCAGGATAACCTTTGTCATAAGCGAAATTAGATTTAGCGGTATTCTCATCGAATCTGTTGATTACTTCTTGAATTCCAGTAAGGAAATATTCAAAACCTTCAAGTTCGTCATCTGAAAGTTGATTCATCTTTAAATGACCTTTACCTCTACAATCAAATTTAATAAATAAGAATTCAGAGTTTCTCTTGATATATTCTGGATACAGATACTTTACTGCAAGACTATACATTAAATCTTGCATATTGTCTTTTGCTTCTTTACCCTCAAAGACTCCTTTGGATGTTTTGAAGTCTCTAATAAGGATTCTGCTTTGCTTCTTGAAAAGAAACAGCTTATCAATAAATCCCAAGATCCTATAATTTTTACCATCTTGATTGATGTTTAAATCAAATTTTTCTTCGCTGAGAGCTTGGGTTAATCCTTTGTCTTCTTCTCCAAAGAAATCAAAGTTTAATCCTTCTACTGTCATTGAATTAATTAGATCGATATTTTCTTGATCAGCGATATCGTATTTTTTTGCATAAGCCATTACCATTCTTTTGATCGGCTTAGATACAAAAATATCTTGTGCTTTTACAATTGAATCATAATGATGTTTGTGTTTTGGATTGCCTAGATTCTCAAAGATAGCGTGACAAATGCTACCTCTTAAATTGCCATGATTATTTTTATTAGGTAATTTAAGTTTATAGTTTGCCCAATATAGCCAGCTACATGTTTGTAGTGTTTTGATTCTAGAGGCGGATAGTGGTGTATTAGGCTCTGTCATTGCAAAGTTTTGAAAATTTATTTACGTCTTTAACGTTGAAAAATGTAGGATTTTTGTCAATAAAATTTAGAATAGCTTTTATTTGCTTATCTTTGTCAACCTCTTTTGAGAGCCAGTCTTTAAGGTTATACTCGCTTTCGTGGGCAATTCCAAAGTCATTATGAGGCTTTGGCGGAAGTTTGATAACTAGCTGATTAAAATCAAAAAACTTGCTTAGATTCATGAAAATCTTGATGGATGAAATAAGCCCATGATTCTTTTCGGACTCCGCATCATTGTTATTGGAAATAATAATTCGATCAATTTCTTTGCCGCTAAGGTATGAAATAATCTTGGGATTAATGCCCAAACCAAAAGTCACCAAAGAGTTCTTAATCCCTTGATCAAACAAGGCCATACTATCACCAATACTTTCTACGAGGATAACCTCTTTAGCTTGGTCAATATATTCATCTACCGTTGTCAAAGCGGGAATATATGCTGGATAAATCCAATTCTTTCTTTTACCAAGATGCTTCCATTTAGCAAAATCATTTTCGTTATCTACTTTTCGGCCAGAGAATCCAATGATTTGTTTGTTTTCATCATAGATTGGAAATACCATTCTACGATACATTTGACCTACGCCTGCAAGACCAAGCTTAAAAAACTTTTGGGTAGTCTCTGAGATTGATTTGTTTTTATAAAAATTGTAATTGGGAAACAATCTTTCTAGTGCGGATTCTGGATAAATTTTTTCCATTTCGATTAATTCTTTATTTTCTGCATAGGTGTAGGTTTCGCCTTTTTGAATGCCATCTAATATATTTCTTAATTTAGTTCTATCGTCTTTAAGGGTAAGTTGAATTAAAGCTTCTAAAGGCTTGGAGCCTTTGTTCTCAATATAATCATTCCATACTCCTGTGTTTTTATAGATCTGAACTGCCGTTTTATTGTCGCCATTTCTATAAATTGCGCTTGTTCTCCAGTGATTACCGCAATCAATAAGATTATATCCTATTGATTCTAATACTTCTTTGATTTTATTAGAATCTATCGAAGTTTGGGATTTGTTCGTTGTTGTCTGTGTCATCGAGTTCTTCATCTCCATCTAGTGTCCTAGCAATATCTCTCAAATCTCCTCGCTCTGCAATGTTAAAATTTGCAAATTCTAAATTAACAAAATTCTTGCGTAGAGTGTCTCCAATTCTTACTGGCTCAATTGCGCCAGCGATGTCTTTTCCAAGGTGTCGTGATTTGACATTAATCAATTTATGAGTGCCAAATCGAATGCCCTCTGTTTGAATTTCGTCAGCAGTCTTATTTCTAAGAATAAACATATGAGAGCAAAAATGAATAATGCGGTCAGAAAGAGAAACGACGCTTTCATCATCAATAACATTGGCAGACATGCGGTTATTGGTGATGCCGCTACGATTTGATTGAACAGAAGTAATCATAGGGATTACTGGATTGCCATCTTCAAGAATTTCTTTTTGAATGCATTTCTTGAACTTGTCAATCATTTCACCGACAGTCTGCCATTCGCTCTTTCCTGCTCCAGACTCTGAAGTGGTCTTAATATAATCGAATGAAAAAATCATCTGATTGCCGCGACCAACTTTAGAGTAGTAAAAACGCTTGAGTGTGTCAATCATAGAATCAACTTCCATGCCTCCAACATTATAATAATAAAATTGCAGATCTTTGATCTTAGACCAAATACTACGAACTTTATCAACTACTTCTTGTCCAGCCCTGCGCCAGTTGCCACTTTCAATAAGATGCATTGCTACCCCCGATAGGGAAGCGCATTGGCGCATGACAAGCTCTTCTTTGCTCATTTCTCCATTATCAAAGTGCAGGACTGGCACATTGTATTTAGCACTAACCTTGGTCGCGTAATGCATGCAAAATTGGGTCTTTCCTACTCCACTTCTGGCAACAACAACTGTAATATTTCCTGGGCGTAGAAGTGATCCATAAATCTCATTAAGCTTTTGATGTGGACCCATCATTCCAAATTCGGTAATAGGATTATTGCCTCGCTCTTCAATAATATCTTCCATATCTGCATAGATATTCTCTGGAACGTCCTTGCCAATCTCATAGAGATTAATCTTAGAGTTATAAATACCATCTGCACATTCAACGATTTGTTGATATGAAGACTCTGGAGATATAGATTTCATCGCTTTCGCCATTTCATGAGAGGAATTAAAGATCTCCCTACGAATAGAAAACTTCTTTAGTTCCTTCGCGGTCTTGACTAGATTTCCCGCTGGAACCTTCCTCAATGCAAGCGACTTGATATAATCAGACGGATTTAAGTTGTCCTCAAAAGACAGTCCAATAGAATTAATTCTTTGAGCAATAATAATTTCATCGATCTCGTCACCAGCATCAATTGCCTGCTTAATTATAGTAAAGATAGCACTATGCAGGTTGCTCTGTTCTGAATAAAAATCAGACGCTCCAATAAAATTGGATATCTGTGAAAAATGTTGCGACTCTTTAATGAGTCCAGCAAGTAATTGTTTTTCTATTTCAAAGTTGTAAATCATATGTATCTATATTAGAGCCTTTAATCAATCAAGGCAAGATTAATCGTCAATCATTTCTGGATCATGATCCGCTCTATTGAGGTAATCAGTTAAAGCTTTTTTTAAGCCTAGTTCTGTAATTACTGATTCAAAACGAGAATATATCATTGGGTATCCTTTCTCGCTCACACATGCGATTATTAATCCTTTATATTTATCCGAATCTCCGCTTAATTCATAAAGTTTATTAACTAAGCTTTCTGGAATGCTAAACTCTGGCTGTTCTTCTGGTTCAAATTCTTCCATATTATAAGTATATTTGTTGGTTCTCAAAAAACTCCAAACAGACTTTATCTGTTGGATAAATTTCTACTAATCTTAGATTGTTTTTTTGGCAAAATTCATATTTTTTGTCATCTCTTTTTAATTGTTGTAAATATTTAAGTTTATTCCCGTGAAAAAACTTCACAAATTTTGTATGTTGCGCCCCTTGGACTTCTATAATGATTTTTTTATTTGCATTATAGAAATCAAAACTTAATCTTGTTCCTACCATTCTAAATTCTTCAAAAACAATATCATGTTGCCAGTATGGCTTTAAGAAGTTTTTAGTTTCTAATTGAAATTTGCTTCTGCTTTTTTTATTCCAATCAATTAAATATTTTTTAGGATTTTTAAGAGTTAATTCTCTGTCATTTAATCCAATGAATTTCATTAATTTAAATCTGAGATTGATTGCTTAAAGTAACCAATCAAAAAGTCGCATAGTTTTTCATCATCTTCAATTAATTTAAATAGGTTGGCATCACCGTGGACTTTTTCTGGAAACTCTAAACTGTTTTCATTAAGAAGTTCTTTAAACTCATCTACAGCATTAATCCATGCGCCTTTCTTCTCTAAGAATTCCCAAGCATAAAGTAGATCTACAATTTCTTTTTGGACCCAAATAGAAGTTCCATTTTTTCGACCATAACGAATTGGATAAGTAATTGTCATGTTGGTTTTTTCATTTGGAGACTTTTTAATCGTTGCTTTTGCGAAATGGCCAATGATTGGATTTTTTTTCAAATCAATTGTTTTGTTTGTCGGGTCTTGCAGAATCAGATCCCCTTTGTATCGAGGCTCAAATTCGACAATGTAGTTTGCAAAGTGAAGAAGCGCATTACCTCCTGTGGCACTGGTCTGACGAATTGGGGCCTTTGAATAGGGATCAAGCTTAATATCAGCACGAACTTGACTGATAAAGATTGCCATGTGTCCACGCTTTGTGAGAGCAATAGAAAGTCTCTTCATGAAATTAGCAGCAATAACTGCGCCACCAGCTACTTTATTACTGTCCTCGAAAGACTTGCCAAGATCTCCTTTTGTAATGAGTCCATCCACAGAGTCGAGAAGAAAACAATACTTTGTCTTTTGTTCGTTTTTGGCGACGAGTTCTCTCATTACTTCAACTACCGTTTCATAGATATTACTTTCAAATACAAAACAAGTGCCGTTCACCCATTCATCCGCCGAAAATACAAATCGAACTCCAGATCTCTCTCTCATCTCTGGAGAAAGTCTTCCCTCCGCTTTGATGTAAAAGCCTTTGGCATTAGAAAGATTGTTGCAAAAGTTTTTCATAACCTCTAATGATTCTGAGGTTTTTCCTCCCTCATTCATTCCGACAAAGCGGTGTAAACCTGGGCCAAATCCACCACCTAATTGGAGGTCAAATTGTAAAGATCCGCTTGATACTTTGTAATCGATTTCATCTTCAAAATTGTAGTGATCCTCTTTGTTCTCTTTCAAGAAAGATCCCAAAACATTTTGGGACGAAATTGGATCTTTTGCTTCTTTCACTTCTTTTGTTTTAGTCATTTAAAAATTGTTTTGCTGTTTTTGGTTTATGAATTATCTTGATATCTTCGCCTTCTTTATCTCCAATAGAATACTCAATATATTTACTAGAGTCAATCTTAAAATTAAATGCTCTAAATTTCAGATCAAGCGTCATCTTTAATTTATCGCAAACGATATATGCCAATGAATCAAATTTCTTATCAAAAGAAATAATATTCATAAACTCTTCGGAATATCTTTCGCAGAGATCATTTAAGAATTTCATTTCACGCATATAAAAAAGACGCTTATCCTTTGTGGGGACAAGCGTCAGTCTAGCAAGAATGTTTTTCTTGTTGATTTTTTTCTTTGCTTTCTTTTTAGCCACGCTCCATTTTAATTTCCTTTAAGTCATTGTCAAGCATTTTCTGAACTAAGCCCTTAAAATCTGTTTTGGGATTCCAATTCAATTCTTTGCGAGCTTTTGTCGAGTCCCCCCAAAGTAATTCAACTTCTGCTGGGCGATAAAATTTAGTATTAATGCTCATTAAAATATCTCCAGTATAAAGATCATTGAAGGTTTCATGTAATCCT